TACGTCGGTTGTTCAGGACACATCGGGGACAGATTAAAGGTGCATTTTTCCAACGGCGATTATGGGAACAAAATTAAGGCAATTGATATTATCAGATTCACGCCCCAGGATGGTTCGATGGCAGTTGAAGCGAATTTGATTGAGGAGTTTAAACCAATTTACAATAAGACAAATCAATATTTTAGGATAAATGCTAAATTGCCTTTGGATTTGACGGCAATTATAAAGCAAATCAAAAATAAATCATGAATAAAATGAAGGCGAGTGCGGCGACAAAAAAGGGAGCTCACATCTTGCATCCATCAGATGCCCCTCCTAAGTTGACGACATATAGCCCTGGGTTTTTCCGGCTTCCTTTCCTGGCCGCCTCGCCCTTTTTAAGGCAATTTGAAACTTCCGAAGGAGTTGCCGATCCCAAATAAGGAGGATGGATGAAGCGATAACTGTCTTTTACTTTTCTGGGAACAGGGCTCAGCCGGCTTTTAAAGAGAAGGAAATAGGTTGGCTGGGCCCTCCTAAAAAAAAGAGGATTAACCAAGAAATACAGCAAAAGACCCGCGATGTCAAGCGGGAGAAACCACAACAAAGGAGGAAAACATGGATAAAAACAAAAAAGAAAACGGGCTGGCAACCCTGGAATCTCAGGATATATTCGCCAGATTCGAGGAACTCGATGACAGCCTAATTTTAAAGGAGCTCGAGAACCAGATCGTGGATTCCTGGGTTTATCATTTCAACCAAGAAGGGACCGAAATCTGGGGATTAGGCAAGGTCGGCATCGATGCCTGCGCAAAGGAAATGGGGACGAAAGGCGTGGCCCTCCGGGAAGATTCGGTCGAGTATAATATTGACCCCACGCACCCGGAATTTGTTCTTTTCACGGCCAAAGTTTCAAAGCACGTCGTAGCAAAAGGGGGCGCAGAGGCTATGGTGGAATCGGCGATTGGCACCAAGCGGCAATGGATAATGCTGAAAAGAAGAAAAGACGGGAAACTTGTTCAAAATAAATTCTGGTTTGAACAGGGATCCATCAAGGCGCTGAGGAATGCCAAGGCCCGGCTTATCCCGGATGACATAAAAACCAAAATTATCACCTTTGCAAAACAGAAGAAAAAGGTGATCGAAATCGAACCGCCAAAAAAAAATAAAGAGACGGATAACGGCATAGCAGGTATGTCCAGCCAGGGCCCAGGCAAGGAGGAATTCAGAACGATCCCAATCACCCAGAAAGGCAAGGCGGTCATGCATACCAAATTTGAGGCGCTCGATCGATTCAAGGAAGCAAAGGCCCAGCTCGGGACACAATTGTATTATAAGATTTTGGGCGAAAACGGTTACGAAAAATCAAGCCAGATCCCGGACAAGGATATCCCCAAAATTTATTATGCGTTGCTGGAGGCCCATGAGAGCATAAAAGCCCAAGTTAAAAAAACACCAGAAAAGGAAAAGCCTGCAGAGGAGAAAAAAGCGGCCGTTTTTCCCGGCGACGAGAAAAAAGAACCGGAAACAGAACCAGAAGCGACAGCAGAAATACAGCCGGAAATGCCAACACAGGCAGAGATAATGGAGCTAACCAAACTCGAGGTGATCTTAGTGGACAAGCACGATTTCACGCCAGATCAAGTAATTGGAAAAATCATTGAAATGTTCGGCGGAGACAAGACAACCAAATTGACAAAAGAGCAAAATAAGGAAGCTATTGAATATTTTAAGGCCGCGATTGAGGAGCTGAACAAAGGCAAATAACCGTGAGTTATTCCCAATACGAGCGCGGCAAATATATCCGGCTGAAGATGATCCACCACCTCCTCCTCGATGGGGGAGCCGGGAAGATCAACCCGGAACAATTCGGGACCACCTGGGACCTCATGGACGAAATGGATACAGCCGGGACCACCCACAGCCAGGAACTCGCGCAGGACGAATATTATAAGAAGGCAGTTTCTGCGTGGGTCATAGCTAAGAAAACCCACTGCCAAAGAATAGCCAAATCAAAATCAATTTAAGGAGGAAAAAATATGGAAAAAATTGAACAAATTAAGAAGGACGCCCTGGGCTTCCCAGCTCGGGCAAGGAGCCTCATTGTCCACAACAATGAAACGCTTGGGATGGCGAATAATTTTATTTTGAAAATGAAGGAAATGATGGCAGAAGTGGCCGGATCTTACGACCCAATTATCAGCCACGCAAAAGCGGAAAAAAAGAAATATTCCGACCCCTTGAAAGAAGCCCAACAAATAGCCCGGACCCACGTCACTTCCTACCTGGAGGACCAAGCAGAGATCCAAAGAAAAGCCAATGATAAGGCCAGGGAGGAAGAGCAAGAGCGACAAAAGAAAGAGAACGATGAGCTGGACCGGGCCAAGAAATATCAGGACCAGGGAATGCAAGAAGAGGCCGACGAGATAATAGAAGATATCCCTCTGCCGGCACGCGTCGAAGAACCGCCTCCTCCCAAACCGGCGGGCCTGGCGCTTAAGCGGATCGTGGACACAGAGAAAATCAACCGAACCGTTGAGCTCGGCAAAGGAAAATGCCAGATCCCGGGGATCAGAATTTATCCAATATGGAAGTGGGAAATCGAGGACAGAACCAAGATCCCCAGCAGCTATTATAAGAGCACCATTTCGACACGGGGATAAGCCCATGAACGCGATAAGAATAATCTGCCAAGATTGCGGCCGCGAATTCAAATGCGATACGGCCGGCGTTTTGGTTAAGGAGCTTTTTCAGAAAGATAAAGAGGTTTATCGAATATGGCTGGCCGACCTTTTAAGATGCCCCGGTTGCGGAATAACTGTAATAAGCCGATTCGCAGATAACCCGATCGCGGAACATTGGAACAAAGAAAAGATGGCGGATATACTGCGGCAATGCGAGACCAGGATCCTGGGAAAAGATCTTTTTATCTGGAGGGAAAAGAGTAAATAGGCGGCGACCCGGTGGACCTGAATCGGGGGCTTTGAGAAAGGGGCCTTCCGAATCACCCGCCGGGCGCCGTATTTAAAGGAGCGTGAAAATGGAGAAAAAAGAGACGAAACTCTGGATCCCATTATACATTGATAAATGGCTATTCGGGTCGACCAGAATAGAGCTATCACCAGAAGAGCGCAGCGTTTGGATAGACCTCCTGGCCTTGGCAGCAAAGGATGACGGTCACATCCGTGCAAACGAAGGTATACCATATCCCTTGGACCAACTCGCGGGATTATTAAGGATCCCGGAAGCCCTCCTTAAAAGAACCATCACAAAATGCATAAGAAGAAAAAAGCTTATCCGCTTAAAAGACCGAACACTTTATATTTTAAATTGGGATAAATATCAATTCAGCGATCGGCACAAAAGGCGAATTGATTCAGATATTATATTAAAAGATAAGATAAGAAAGGATAGGAAAGGAAAGGATAGGCCGTCCGAAAAACGGCCACGGAGTCCGAAAACGCGGACATCTCAAATAAATTTCAACTTCCAACAGAGGAAATGGGAAGGAATCACCATAGAAGATAAGGCTGGATGGCTTGATGCTTTCCCGGCCTGTGATATTGAACACGAATTAAGAGGAATGCGCGAATGGTTATTATCGAATCCAGAAAAGAAAAAGAAAAGATATAGACGATTTATAACCGGTTGGCTATCCAGGACGCAGGATAGAGGAGGGACCGAAAAATTTAAACGGCACCCAGGTGGCCGGCCGATGACCAGGAAAGAACAGGCAAAAAAGGACCTGGATGATTGGGAGAAAAAACCACTCAAGAAAAAGGATTAAAAATGCACTTTAATGATAGGCCAGAATTACGAAATAAACTCGTCGAGATGGCGACCGTGGTAGGGAGGACCATAGATTCAGACGAAGCGACCGCATATTTTAACCAGCTCGAGGAATATCCGATCGACCTAATTACGAAAGCAATGGATAAGGCGTTGCGCGACCGGGATCCGGAGGATATTTTTTATAAAAATGCCCTCGTGACCGTGCCAGAAATCAGAACGGCCATTGAAGATATGGCCCGGCCAAAGGAAGACCAGATGGGCACCATAACCGGATGCAAAAAATGCCACGGGAACGGCTGGATAATAGGCCAAGACAAACAAAAAAGGACGATCTCCTGGCCTTGCTCGTGCCTTTATGCCGTGGCGAAGGAAAACCTGGGTAAGAAGGGGAAATGGAGCGACGACACCTACCGGAAGCGAATTATTAGGGCTTACGAATATCACCAGAAAGAATGGAGAGAGGCAGATGTTTAAAAAGGGAAATACGGAATGGAAGAAGGGCTATCCCATAACAAAAGCGCGAAGGGAAAGAATGAGCGAATCCGCGACGGCGAGATGGGCGAAATGGAGAATAGCGCAGAAAAAGGAGACAGCCAAAAATGAAGCATGAATTAAAAAACAAGCTCCAGAGATATGCGGAAAAAGTGGCGGGGATCCTAAGCGACCCGAAATTAAATAAAATGAACATGCTTGGCGAAATATTTTACACCGAATCTGTGGAACCGCTTTCAGAAGATACGGCCGGGATTATTTACAGAAAAGAGCCTTCGAAGCTGAAGGCCGCGATTTTTGTTTGGTTTGCGAGCGGGCAATGGTGGCGAATCACCGCGACTGATGGCCATATAACCGGCATGCTTTTATTCCCAGCGATTAAGGCGCGAGTGGAGCGCGCAAATTACGAGATAACACATGGCCAAAAAATATAAGCCTTTTCCGACCAGCAGCCACCTCGCGGCCTGGACCGCCCTGAATTGCGGGACATGCAAGAAGGGATATGTCCATATTCGGGCTGAATTCCGCTGCGATTGGGAGCGAGAAATTTATACAGCATCGCTCATGAACAGCGAAATCAACGAAGAAACGGCCAAGGCGATCGGCCTATTGGATAGCGAGGGCTGCGACCTTTGGGAATGTCCAGGATGGGAGCGAGGACGAAAATGATAGAATGGGTCGAGAAATCATCCGGATTAATTGTCCCCGAAAATTACTGCCAGCCTTCCCGGCCCAGAGCAGTAGACCTTTTTTCTGGAGCCGGGGGAATGTCACTCGGCTACATAAAGGCGGGCTTTGAAGTCGTGGCTGGGCTCGACAATGATTGCTCTGCAGCGATGACTTATATGGTAAATTTAGGAAATTTCCCAATGAAAATCCATTTTATTGAACCCGATGACGAGACGCGATTTGAAAGAGCCTTGAACCGGGAAAGCAAAAGGGGAAAAAGCGGGACGATAATCCCTTCCTTTCCGGTAACGGGCACCGGATGGATCGCCAGCCAGCCGGCCGGAACACCTGGCCTTTCTCATTTTTTCCTTGGCGACGTAAAGAAGATAACCGGCCAAGAGATCCTTGATGCCATAGAGATAAAAAAAGGAGAATTGGATTGCGTGATGGGCGGCCCCCCATGCCAAGGATTCAGCATCGCCGGGAAGAGAAATGTCATGGATCCACGAAATTCTTACATTTTTGATTTTATTCGGCTGGTCTTTGAGATGCAGCCAAAAACGATGTTTTTTGAAAACGTCCCCGGAATTACGAGTATGGTTACGCCGGAAGGATTGCCCGTTATTGATTCGATGTGCCTGGCCCTAGAAGAGGGCGGATGGGGAACTTATAAAACACTTTTGAGGGCAATGAAATATCAGGCTGGATCCGGGGCCTTGCTTCGAGAAAAGAAATCAATAAATAAAAAAAAGGAAATGAGGCCGAAGCAACAAAAATTATTTAAAAATAGGCAGGTAAGATGAAGGACGAAACGCACCGGCTGAACTGGCCGGAATGGGTCGAATATTGCGTAGAGCACGGCATCGACCCGCGTGAACATTGCGAGGACGGCCACGATTTAGGCGGCGGAAATAGCATCACAATTGAGTGCCTCGAGGATCCGCCGGAGGAGGACGACGACAGCGTCCGATAATAGTAATTATGTCAACTAGGAAGAAAGGATGCCACGAAAATCTAATATGATAGGCAAGGAGAGATGGATAAGAGAGAAGGCAAGGCTTATTGTCGAAAATCTATACATGTATAAAATGGATCAGAAACCACATTATGTTCCAGATTCAGATGAGCGCAAACACTGGGATATAAAGATAGGGATAGCCGAGGACTTCATCCGTTCATTAGTTAAAGAATTCAATGATTGATTATTTAATTTCCAACAAAAAACGTAAATGCACCTGGTGTAATAAGAGAATTAAAAAAGGAGATTGGTTTTATCTTGATAACACAAGTTTCACCATGAGTGGTAATGATATTATTATTTGTGAGAAATGTGGACATGAACAAGAAGAAGAAGAAAAGTTAGCGATGGGATATTACGATAAGATACAATGAAGTTTACTGTGTCGCATAAGTGATTATGTCAACTAATAGGAGGTAAATATGATTGAATATGGGATAGTAAAATTGGATACAGGAACACAAAGGAGAGATTATGTGTGGGGAGTAGACAAGTGGAAAAAAATATTAAAGTTGCTCTTTGAAGTGTTGATGTCAATATCACATAATCCTGCGGAATTTTGAGTCGTAAAACTACGATTATGTCAACTAACAGGAGATTAAATGAGAATAAGAGATGACTGGAAAGGAGCATTTAAGGGTGCTTTTCGTAAAGGCTGGGAAACAGAAAGGTGCGGAAAACCAATAGAAGATTGTCCTTATGAACCGAAACCAGGCCCATATGCAGCAACAGAGCGGTTTAGAGATGCTTGGAGAGATGGTTGGAATACGGCAAGACAAGAAAGAAACAGTGTCGCATAACTATGTCAACTAGGAGGTGAGGATGAAACCAAAAAGTAGGACACAAAAATTAGCTTCATTAATGGAAGGAAAAATGGGGGACAATCGGTATGTTATAAACAAAAGGGAAAAAGGGCAACAAAGATTTTTTAAATGTGTTTGTTGTGGTACGAAGTTCGATTTTAAAGATTCTGAGGATTATGTTGGAGCGGTCAAGCAATGGGAAGATGGTGGAGGAAAATGTTACCGTTGTGCAAATGGATTTTGTCATTGCAAATAACCGTGTCGCATAAGGGATATCATGTCAACTAAAGATGATTTAATTTGTAAGAATTGCGATTCTTATATGCCAGGAATAATGAAGCCACATGAAGGCGTGTGTGAATTTTACGAAACTAAAGTTATTGAAAAAGAAATTATTTGTGAGTATTTCTTGCCAAAAGAGGAGAAATGGGAGTTATGGTTAGCCGAAATACCAGAAGATTTACAATGAACCTTGTGTCGCATAACTACGATTATGTCAACTAGGAGGAGTGAGTGAGCCTGAATAAATCCAAAGGAAATATGTATCCCTGGGTTACGCATACGTGGAATCCGATCCGTGGCAAATGCCCGCACGGTTGCGTTTATTGCTTCATGAAGGACCGGAATGTGGGGGATTTGCGCTTGGACGGGCGGACGCTAGAAGACAACCTGGGATCTGGCCGGACGATTTTCGTAGGCAGCAGCACGGATATGTGGGCAGGGCGAGTTTGGGATTCCTGGATTTTGATGGTGCTTGAGAAATGCAATTTATACCCAAATAATTATATTTTTCAAAGCAAAAACCCGGGCCGCTTTTTTGACACCGCATGCGGCGAGGAAATATCGGAGAAATTCCCAGTGGGAACAATCCTGGGAACGACGCTGGAATCAAACAACGATTATGGCCAAGGCGTTTATGCCCCTGCACCATGGGCGCGGGCAGCCGCGATGACATACCCACAACTCGACCATTTCAAGAAGATGGTGAGCATCGAACCAATCATGGCCTTTGATTTGAAAATTTTTGTGTATTGGATCCGGCAAATTAAGCCGGCATTTGTGAGCATTGGAGCGGACAGCAAAGGGCACAACCTACCGGAGCCGAAGCCGGACGATTTGACCGATTTTATAATCGCACTCAGGAGCATAACCGAAGTGAAGATAAAGAAAAACCTGAGCCGGATCCTGGAGCTAACATGAAATTTAGCAAAGATTACTCGAAATTTGAGAGGCAAATATTTACGTCGATTCGTAAGAACACCCGCCACAGCCGATTATTAGGGAATACAGGAAATAGCATTAAAATCCAGACCCCCACCCGCGAATTTAGGGCCTATATTATCGCAAAGAACGAAATAAAAAAGTATCAGATCACAGGAAGGCTGGCCCATTCCGACACCGATTGCACAAAGGCGGAGCTCATAGCCATGCTTGAGAAATGGTACGGGAAGGATTTTGACGACTTTTTATTATTGACTTTCAAGAGAGAAGGGGAGCTCCCCAAAAAAAGGGACCTAACAAGCGATGATGAATTCTTTGAGATAAGGGTGGCGGAATATGAGCGAGGATTAAAAGATGCGAAGGCGCCGGAGCTCCCAGAAATAACAGAAGAATGGGCAGGAAAAAAGGCGAAGGAGATCCAGCAGCTGATAAAAGACGGGCAGGATGAGGACCTAAGCGACCCGGTGACAGACCTTCATTATTTGGGGCTTTCCCTGGATATTGTCGATTCGATTATCAACGATTTAAGACCAAAAAATAAATAAAAAAGGAGGCACCATGAAACCGATTAAATTCAAAGAACAAACCGGGATCTTGCTGAAGCCACACAACATGACTGACGAGGAATGCGAACCCTTACCGATTCATTTTACCGGCAAGGAATATATCAGCTGTTGGAAAATGAGCACCAAAGAAAGACTAAGGGCCTTATTTTTTGGGAAAATATGGCTTTATATTTACAGCAAGATTTCACAGCCACCGGTGGGGATGGCTTGTGACAAGACCGTATTTGATCCTATCAAGGAGACAAAATGAAAAAAGGAAAGATTGAACCGCGGCCGGAGGTCCAGGAATACGCCAAATATTTCAGAGAAAGGGGGAAACGGGTGCTGGGCGTGAAAAACTCAGAAATCGAATCCTGTCATATTGATTTGATTGATTTGGAATCCGTGGAAGTTTGGTTTTTTCACAAAACGAAAGACCCCAGGCGGGCAGAATTCGGAACCGACGGCCGGCTAAAAGAGAAGCACCTATGACAGAAATGATAAAAGAATTCAAATTCATGATCGACGGGCAGCCGATGAGCAAGAAGCGGAACTACAAAATAATTAAGATCGGCCGCCATTATACCCTGGGACTTCCGACGAAATATAAGCATTGGGAAAAGAGCGCCCGGGACCAGCTATGGGCCCAGCGGATGACCTACCAATCGAGCATGACCGGCGTGATGAAAATCCGTTCCGACGTTGAGGTGACCTTTGAATTTTTCCTGAAAGACAAACGGAGATACGACCTGAGCAACCTAATCCAGGGACCAGAAGACGCGCTGGTTAAGGCCGGGATTCTGGACGACGATTCACTTATTCAAAGCGTGGACGGATCCCGGAAACACCGGGGATGTGACACGCCCCGAGTCATGATCACGATAAGAGCATTCAAATGTTGAAGAAATTAATCGAGAAAATTTTCAGGAGAAAAGAGCTGGCCGATTTGAAGGAAGACGTCCAGGAAAAGGCGGCCCAAATAAAGCGCCTGATCACCGGCGATAGCATGCACCTGGACCAGCACGAACGGCGGATGATCCTCAGAGCTATTGAATTGCCGCCATTCCGGAAATTAATCGAAGCCCCGAATACCAAGGCATATGTCCGGATAATTTTTAGGCGGTTGCGGGAAAAATTAAAATTGAGCATAAAGGCAGAAGACGACGAAACAAAGGGAGGCTTAAATGGACACAATGTTATTTAGGTTTATGATTTCTCTTTTTGAGATGATATTATTTGATTTGCAAATTTATCCTGACGGGAAAGGTCCCTGGGCTTGTAAAGGATTCCATCTCCGTATTTTTTGTTTTGAATTTGGGTGGAACGATGAATCTGGGTGGCGCCATGAATTCAATATGTTCTGGCAAGAATCGAGATTGGAGATCGAATTAATATTCGGCTATAAGCGCATTATTGACATAAGTCTTGCATGCCTTGAAGACCTTGGATTTTCGAGTTTTTATTTTTTGGGTTATCTTTTCCTTTGGAACGAAGAAGATTAAAGGAAGGTAAAAAAATGAAGAAACGGCATCCATGGGCCCTGCCGGTCGCTTTCCTCTTGGGCTATTTATTCGCCTGGGGGACGATCCTGGTCGACCGCCAAATGCTGATTGAGGAGCAACGCCGGCTCCAGGAAAAGATCAACGGCGCTAAAATTGAGATGAAAATAAAGGTGATGATAGAGGAATATAACGAAGATTTTGACAGCCAAATAAAATGGAACCGTGAGGCGCTGGAGGAACCAAAACCAGAACAAAACAAGGAGGAAAAATGTTTAAATTAGCAAAATTGATTTTATGGATTAAGGGCCACGCGACAGCGATTGGGATCGTGGCCACGATTATCCTGGCCATTGGCGCTGGGATCCAGAACCATCGAGCCAACCGATGGGAGAAAGAAGCCCTGCGCCTGGATGGGAAACTCAAGGAACAGGTAGCGGACCAGGACAAGCTTTATGGAGAGGCAGCGAAAGCGCGGGCAAATCGTAACATAGAAAAGGCCGAAGAACGCGAGCTCAGAAAAAAGCTCGAGGACCAGATCCGAGCAGCAAAAAAAGAGGGCGAAAAGGCGAAGCGCGCTCTGATTGAAGAGAAGCGCAAAACGGCCACGCTCCCAGCCACGGAGCTCGTGGCGCAGATCAACGAGCGCATAGGTGATGAGAGTAGCCTAACCGCCGCCGGCCTTTTTCTTTTCACCCGTCTGGGCACAAACCGGACCCTGGATAAATTCAAAGATGGCGAGTTTTATCTTTCAGAATTCAACCGACATCTGGGGATAATTAAGGACCACGAAAAAAAGGCAGAATCGTTCACCACAGATCTGGCCAAAACCGAGAAAGCGGAGGCCACGAACCTCGCCGGATGGGACGATTGCAGAGAGACCCTGGCCACAGCCATAGCCAGCAAGGAAGCGGACAGAAAAGCGCTCAAGGCCAACGCCCGAATCGGCAAGATGAAAGCCTTTGTCGCCGGCGGATTGGCCCTGTTTATAGCGGATAAAATATTCGGGATTTTTTAAAGGAGAAGCGAATGAGCAAATTAATAACATGGGAAATTTTTGAAAGCGCAAGAATTAATCTTGAAGAAAATCTGCCAAAAGTTGTCCCCATGGTTAAAAAATTGCCAGTTTATCTCATTGGAATTGAACAGCTCAATGATGGATTAAGAAAAACAAGGAGAGAAAATGAAGAAAGAAAAATCAAAAGACAGGGCGGCTGATCAGCCCAACCTTTTTGGAGAACAAGACCAAGTTTATAACACAATCCAGGAAGAGATCACGATTGTCATAGCTTTAGCAGAGGCATGTGAAGAAACCATTTCAAAGAAAGAAGACCAACTGGAGGAGCTTTGGAAGAGAAAAAGGAAATTGGATAAAGCTGCCGCAACCGTGGCAAAGCTCCGGGACGCAGGGCTCAAGAAAAAGGGCAAAGAAGAGAAAAAAGGAGCATCCTGGCCAAAAGAGAAAAAATAGATTACCCCGAGAAAACAACGCCCTATGTGCGCTCGTAACGAACGAACGCCAGGGGCCGAACCCTATAGCACCCGGGAATTAACCCGGAACTGAGCAAACTACCAAAAGAAGTAAATATATTACCTCTCCAATAGGCTTTATTTTACAGAAAAAAGAAAAAATGCTGAATTTGAGATTTGAATCAACCTCGACAAATTGCATAGCGTTAACTTTTAAGAAAAAATAAAATATTGGCGATTTTTTATTTAAAATCAACATTATTTCACGGAACCAACCCAACACACAGAAAATCAAAAAAACCGCATAATGAGAATAAAGATATAACCTCAAGATCGCAAGAGGGAAGGCATATTGAGATTTTCAATAAAATTGATTATTTTAGGGAAGGATTTAATGCCCATCCACGGAAGCGATCCCAATAAGATGATTTATAAAAAATCGGCACATTAGCCAGGGATTTTGTCCCCCAGGCAACGGATAAGGAATATCTTAGGTTTTTCATAAAAATCACCGGATTTTGGAAAATATTTGTTATTTAAGGCAGATTTTACAGGGGTAAATGGGCGATTTTGCGTTATCTTCCCTTCGATATACGATTTTCATAAAAAACGCACAAAATGAGAATGAATTCATCCCCCCTGCATTCTCAAGGCAAGATATGGCATTTTTGAAAAAAATCGCTTATTTACCAAAAGGAATTAATGCCATTTCACGGAAGGCTTCAGCACGATATAATTTGAAAAAAATCGCACGATTTCAAATACGGACTATTGTCGACTAATTGTGTATGGACTAATTGTGCGAAAAGATAAAAAATTGAATATCAGGGAAAAAAATTTGCAGCAATATCGCGGAATAATTATGACCGCACGAAACCAAAAGGAACTGATTATTCAAAAAAATTAATTAATATCGACTAATTATGTATGATTAAATTTTCATAAATTAAATAAAATTGAACAATTCGACATATGAGATAAATATACGACAAGTCCGATATGGATTAATTCACGAAATAACAAAAAACTTGACAAACAATTTCAAATCCCCTATTTTCCCAAATAGGGAGATGGCCTTTAAACCAAAACGAATATTTCTCCACCACAGCCTCACCAAAGATAGCGGCACGGTATCCTGGGGGGCCATCCGTAAATATCACACCCAGACCATAAAGCGACCCTATAAAGATATCGGATATCACGCCGGCGTCGAGCTAGTGAAAAGCGGGCAAGAGCTTTATTACGAGATCCTGATGGGCAGAATGTGGGACACCTCGGGGGCCCATGTCCGGGGGGCTAACGAGGATTCCCTGGGTCTCTGTTTCATCGGCAATTTCGATTTGACCATACCACACTCGCGCAGTTACAGGCTGGGGCCAAAATTGTATCCCTCTGGCTGCTGTTATTCGACCTTACGATCGGGGACGTCCACCTCCACCGCGAATATGATCCAAGTAAAAGCTGCCCGGGGGAGTTTTTCTCTCTTCGGGATTTTAAATCTTATCTTTATTAAGAAGCAAAAGGAGGGCCAAATGGCCACAAATAACAAAGAACGGAACCGGCGAATCAAGCTCGGGATCCTGGCATTGGCGCTTACCATAGTGGCATATGCTCTGGCAAAAATCACCAACGACACCAGCGGAGATTGGTTTAAATTTGCGCTTTTAGCAACCGGCCTAGCCGGGATAATTGGGGGACAGCTCACATTCACCGACGTCCTCGGGAAGAAAAATTAATGCTGAAAGCGATCCCTTGGGAGACCATCGGACCGGCAGCCATCGCGGCAATAATTATCCTCGCCGTTGTTTTTGCCTTTATGTTGAAATGGCAAAAGGGGGCCAGACCCCCGATTGCCCCCACGAACCCGCCCAAAGACATAAACGCCACACACAAAAAAAGCCTCTGTTTTGCCCACGAAGGCAGAATCTCATCAAATGAGACAGCAATAAAAATGATAGGCGATCAGTTAACAAAGACCCAGGAACAAAACCGGGAGGACCACGGAAAAATATTCGGAAAAATGGACGACATGAGAGAGAAAATAATCGAGGAGATCCACAAAGGAAACGATAAGACATGAATATAAAAAAAGTGCCAATATCTGAGGTCGAAATCTGGGCCAAAAACCCCAAAAATATCAGAACAAAAGACTTCGAGCGCTTGAAGAAACAGATCCAGGAGCTCGGGATTTATAAGCCGCTTATTTGCTGCAGAGAAAACGGGAAATACATAACGCTGGGCGGCAACCAGCGGCTAAAGGCTCTGCAGGTTTTGAAACACCAGGACGTCGATATTTCCATAGTGGCAGCACCAGACGACGCGACGAAAATAAAATACGCGCTTTCAGACAACGACCGTGCCGGTGAATATGATGACCAGGCCCTGGCCGAATTAATATATGCAGCAAAGGACAAAATAAGCCCGGATTTATTCCGAATCGACCTCGGCAACACGCTATCCGTGGAAGAGGTCCTGAACCAATTCGGGCCAAAAATAGAGGCCGGAGAAGAAGACATTGTCCCAGAACCGGGAAAGGAAGCGAAGGCCAAACTCGGCGAGCTTTATGAGCTGGGCCCACACCGCCTCCTCTGCGGCGATGCCACAGACCCCAAAGCTTACGAAGCCCTGATGGACGGGAAACTGGCGGATATTGTTTTCACAGACCCCCCATATAACGTAGCTTACGTCGGCGGAGTAAGCTCGAAATTTGGACCGATTTTGGGCGACGATATGACCGAAGAGCAATTCGTGGAATTTGTAATTATCTTCATTGGCCATATGAAGGCGAACCTGAAAACCGGCGGCGTTTTTTACATCTGTAGCGGCTACTCACCATACTCGATATTTGTTTATGCTTTTAAACACCATCGGCTGACTTATGCCTGCCCGATAATTTGGGTTAAAAACGTGACGACCTTTAATTGGGCCGATTACCGCGGCAAAAACGAAATGCTACTAAAAGCCAGAAAGGGAAAGAAAAAGGCCCAGCCGATACTTTATGGTTGGAATAAAGGTCGGCACTATTTCATGGACCACAAATTCGAGGCCGACGTTTGGGAAATAGCTCGCCGCGGCAGCCAAACAATGCTCCATCCTACACAGAAGCCCTTGGGCCTAATTCAAAGAGCCCTCCGGAATTCGAGCCGGCCGAAGGAAATCGTCTTGGATCCTTTCGTAGGAAGCGGAAGCACGATCGTAGCAGCAGAGCGCGAAGACCGGATAGCTTACGCGATGGACCTGGACCCGATTTATATTGACGTAACCATCCGAAGATACGCGGCGCTCGGAGCCCAAACCGAAAAGGAGATCCGGGCAACCAAGTGCCAAATTCCACTGGAGAAACCCAAATGAACACCCTGGCCGAAGCAATCAGCACCGAACGGGAACACCCACAGGATCCAGCCAGCGCCTACCTCTATGAACCGGCGAAAGAATCATTTACGTCGCCAGAACCGGCCAAAATCGCACGATTTAATGAAATAATCGACATGGCAATGCGCAACCACCCCCGCGCCTGCGTGGCATTCAGCGGAGGAAGCGACAGCCTTGTCCTTCTCGATTTAATTTGTAATAAACCTTTCACGACCCCACCCGAATACAAACTGATTATAATCTGGACCGACACCCAAATGGAATACCCGGGCAGCCGCGAATTCGTGGAAAAAACCGTGGCCAAATACGGCCTCGACCTCCGCATAGCCCGGGCACCCCACACACCGCGCGAGCAATGGCAGCGCACCGGCTGGCCCGTTTTAGGGAAGATGGGCGCCCGACTTTGGATGCAACAGAACCGCCATATGGGATTTTCAATAAACGTTTCAGAATGCTGCAGGGCAATGAAGATTAAACCAGCCCGGATCCTGGCCCGGAATTTGGGCCTCGAGCTTCAAATAACAGGACAGCGCGGAAGCCGGGATGACAGCCTCCGGGGCCTTCGAACCCTAAAAGATGGACAACTTTTTTATCAGCAGCGGGACCGAATATGGATTGTTAATCCGCTCACCGGATGGACGGACCCAGAAATCCAAGGATACATAAAACACCACAAGCTTGAGCAACACCCCACACGCACACGCGGCGCCCTCACCATCGGCTGCGTTTATTGCGGCGGAGGGAGCCAATACACGAACAGCGGATATCGGATCCTTCGTAAAACATGGCCAGAAGCCTGGCGCCGGCTAATCGTGGAATGGGGAGCCGGCCTGATTATTTTAGCGCTGAAACACAAGCGGCCGATTGACGAGATCCGCGCAGCGGTCCAGGAGCTCGGCGGCCTCAAAACATTAGCCAAATTCCAGCCCTGGCTTTTCGATTTTACACGGAAAACACCACAACCGGGATACCAGAAATAACATGGCCAAATTGAAATACGACGAGGATTTCCCGAAGCGAGCGGAGGATTGGGCTCGGCAAGGATTAAAGGATGATGACATCGCAAAAAACCTGGGCATTTCAAGAGCCGTATTTTATGAATATCAGAAAATATACCCAGACTTTAAAGACGCCATAAAAAGGGGAAAGGCCCCGATTGACTTTGAAGTCGAGAACGCACTCCTAAAAAGAGCCCGGGGATTTGAGTACGAAGAGACCCACATCGAATACAAACCCGGCGAAGGCGAGAAGCTGATTCCCGTCCACATAAAAAAAGTGAAGAAATTCGTGGCCCCAGACACGGCGGCCATTGCTTTCTGGTTGAAGAACCGGCGGGCAAGGAAGTGGCGGGACCGGCACGATTTCGCAATTGACGGAAACGTTTTATTAAAAGTGATAACCGCCGTCCCGCGACCGACGCAAAAGAAGCCCCCGAAAAAACACTCGAGTAAGAAATCCCCCCAGGGAAAACAGAACCCTCGAGAGAAGAAATAACATGGAATTAATTGAACAGACGATTGACCTGAGCAAGCTATACGACCCGCGGACCAACGTGAAACAGATGATGTTTCACAGAGCCGCGGAAATGTATAAGCTATACGGCGGAGCCATGGGCGGGGGCAAAACAGCGGCCCTTATCAACGAAGGCATCCAACTGAACCTGGATTACCCGGGTAACTTCGGCCTTTTGATGAGGAAGACTTGGCCATCATTCCGGGACACGCTCCTGCCGCAATTGGAGAAATTTCTGCCCGAAAGCCTCTGGGCCGATTGGAACCATAGCGACAAGATGATCGTTTTTAAGAACGGAAGCCGGATCCGGTACGGCGGCCTGGGCGACAAGCCGAACGATTGGGAGAAATTTATGTCCGGGGAATACGGCTGGATAGCCCTGGACCAGGCGGAGCAATTCACAGAAAAAGAATTCATGATGCTGGCCACGCGCCTCCGATTGAACATTCCAGGGATCCGATATTTTTTCCTTTTGAGCTGCAACCCGAACATTGGATTTTTAAAGGCGCAATTCATTGAGAGCAACCGGAAAGACCATATATTCGTGCCTGCCTTACCTACGGACAACATTAAAAATTTGCCCCCAGGTTACATCGAAAACATGAAGGACATCCTGACCCCCCAGCTTATAGCCGCACTCCTGGAGGGCGATTGGGAGGCCATAGGCGAACCAGACAACGTTTATACCTATCTCGAAATACAACGGGCAGCCAAACGCCGACTGAATCCAACGCTACCCGTCGAGATAGGTGTTGACGTTGCCAGGAGCGGGGACGACGAATCCGTAATCGTGTTGAGGGAAGGGCTCCGGGTCCGGATCCACAGCCAAGCCAAGGGACATGATACCATGCGGACCACGGGCGAGATCTGGCGCTGCTGTAGCGAGAAGATAATCCCCCGCTGGGGCCCAGAGCTTGACCGGATAACAATCAAGGTGGATGCCGACGGCTTGGGCGCCGGAGTAGTGGACAGATTGAAAGAGCAGCGCCTGGAAAAAGAAGCCCAATACACGGCCCAGATGCTGGCGAAACTTAAGCCAAGAGAGCGTGAGGACCTGCAGCAAAGCGGCTACCGGCTGCGCATAAAAATAATTGAAATCCACGGATCCGGGAAAGCGAAGGAACCGGCCAAATATAAGAACCAACGGGCGGAGATCCACTTCGGCCTCATGGAGCTTTTGCCGGATTTGGACTTACCCGATGACACAGAGAGCTTGACACAGCTAATGGCAATAAAGTATAAAATAAATTCAGCCGGCCAAATACAGATCGTGGCAAAAGAGGACATAAAAAAGAACCTGGGACGCTCACCGGACCAGGCCGAAGCAATAATCTATGCGCTGGCCGACGTGCGGCCGAAGACAGAACCGAGGATCTGGAGGGCGTAAATGAAGGAACGTTTATTGAGAATTCCGCACCCAAAAAGATTTATTAATATTTTCAAACGGAGCAAAGCCACGGAGCGGCCATACAGGGCCCTGATGGCGTTATGGGGAAGGAACCCGATCTGGACGGACCTGGAAATAAAGAAGCTAGCCGAAGAGGGGTTTAAAAATTGCATGACCGTATTCGCCTGCGTAAGCCTTCTTTCAAAGGGCGCAGCCGGGATCCCCTGGCAATTATTCAAGAAGCCCATCTCCAAGGATTCAAAGAAAGAAGAGATATTCCAGCACGACCTCCTGGACCGGATTCACCGGCCGAACGAGCACTGTGGACAGGCGGCCTTTATTGAGAATCTGGCGGCCTTTTATTACATCGCCGGTAACAGCTATATGCTCCAGGTGGGCCCAGAAGGCGAACGGGCAGCACCCCGCGAATTGCATTATTTATACCCGCACCTTATGAAGATAAAGCCAGGAACCCGGGCCGAACCCGTGGCCTATTACGAATACAGCGCGAACCCCGCAAAACCAGATCCCTACACGACTGACGACGTCCTGCACATCAAAGCCTTTCACCCCCTGAATTCATATTACGGCCTTTCACCGCTCGAGGCAGCAGCCAGAGGAATCGACATAGCGAATATGACGATGAGCTGGAACATGAAGCTTCTGCAGAACGACATGCGCCCGGCCGGAATGTTTAAAATTGAAGGCAACCTGGACAAGGAGCAAAGGGATGATTTCAAGGCCGATTTGAAAGAGAATTATCAAAGCTATGAGAACACGGCCATGCCATTAATATTGGAGGGCGGCCAAGATTGGATTCAAACCGCACTGAGCCCAAAGGATCTGGATTGGATAACCGGCGAAAAGATGACCATTCGCAAAATTTGCAGCGTCCTGAATGTGGCCAGCGAGCTAATCGGGGACAGCGAAAACAAGACCTACAGCAACGTGAAGGAAGCCCGGAAAGCGCTTTATACCGAAGCGATCCTGCCATTCATGGATTTCCTGCGCGACGAATTCAACAACTGGCTCGTGCCCAAATGGAATGACGAACGGTTATATTTGGATTACAACCGCGGCGATATTGAGGCGCTAAAAGAAGAGGCAGCGGCCGTTTTTACCCGCATGGCATCGGCGCATTGGCTGACCATAAACGAAAAGCGCGTGGCCTCCGGATTCGACGAGAACCCAGCACCGGAAGCGGACAAGATATACCTCCCCATGATGCTCGTTCCCATAGACGGCGGATCCGCAGCAGCAGCCCAGCCCGGGAACGGCGGAGCGAAGGCGAATAAGAAGGCCTCATTCTGGCAGCGCAAGGAAAACAAACAGCGCCTATGGGCCCATTTCGTAAAGCGGGTCGAGGCCAAGGAACGGACCCTCTGGGATCCCGCGCAGAGATACCTCGTGGCCCAGGCCCGGCGGGTAAAGGCCGGGATGGCGCAATTTAAGACCATCGGTGAAGTGGACGTGAATAAAATTCTGAACGATAAGGAAGAGGCCGCAAAATATCAGAAGATATTCGAGGGCCAATACCGCGAGCATTTTCTCCTGGCTGGACAAGCCGGGATGGAGGCAGCCGAAGGAAAGCTTCTGGATTTGAGCAAGGAACTGAAACAAGAAGAGGGCTTCCATTTTACCGACGACCTTTTGAAACAGATGGAATGGCTGATTATGAATTCTGGCGCCAAGATAAGCGAGGCAACGTTGAAGAAAATAGCCCAACATGTTATAAAGGGGCAAATAGAGGGCCTGACCGTGGAAGCAACGACACAAGTGATATGGGAAAAGCTCACCAGCCTAGCCATAACCCGGAGCCGCACCATATCACGAACGGAGATGGCCAAGCTCGAAAATTTTGGACAAATGGAAGGATACAAGCAGACCGAATTCGTGGAGCTGAAAGGCTGGTTGAGCGCCATGGTGCCGGACACCCGGCTAGCCCACACGCTGGCCGACGCAGAATATGCAGACAATCCGATCGCACTCGACGCCGCATTTATCGTCGACGGCGAGGCTTTGCAATACCCGGGGGATCCAAACGGCTCGCCGGGAAATGTGATCAATTGCCTCTGCGCGACTTATCCAGAGGTTAGGGAGATTTAACATGAAACGAAAAGAAGACGCCCATTTCCAGGAAACAAAATCCTTTAAATTTGAAATTAAGAAGCTAACAGCCGAAGGGGAGTTTGAAGGCTACGCGGCCATTTTCAATCTGGTCGACCATGGCGGAGACATCATCGAACCAGGCGCATTCAAGAAAACCATCCGGGATAACCGGGGCGTTTTTCCGATGACTTGGTATCACGACGTCCGGGACCCGATCGGCGGAGTGAAGGTGAAGGAAGACGAACACGGCCTTTTTGTGAAGGGCAAATTAAACCTCGAGGTCCAATCGGCGAAGGAGAAATACCACCTCATGAAGCAAGAGGAGCCGGGCCCAGTTATAAAGGGCCTTTCCTTTGGATATGACACCATAAAGCAAGAGCTCGACGACACCGGGAAAAAGCCCGTGCGCCGGTTGAAGGAGTTGAAGCTTTATGAAGTCGCCCCGGTTTTATTCGCCATGCAGCCCCACGCCACGATCACGGACGTGAAAATGGAGGGCAAACCTTCGACGGAAAACCACATATGCCGGCTAAATTCTGGCGATTACATTCGATACCGGAGCGAGAAGCGGAAA